CGATTTCACAGTGTTTTTCAGACGGCTTGCTGTCGAGAAGCGACTGCACCAGAGGCCATCGTTCTTCGATGCCGTTCTCCGTGACATAGACCTCAAGCGAGCAAGTTCCGTCCGGCGAATACGAAAGCGGTTTGAAACTCAATTCAAAGAACTGCGCCGGGAGCCCAGTGCTGCTTCCGAGGATTTCCCGTTTTGTTTCTCCCTCAATCGCGGCGACAGTTCCGGTTGTCTGTCCGGCAGGAATCGTGAGGTCGTTTAACGTCTCGAACACATAACTTTCCTCGACGCCGGTCGGCTGGGTTGAAACCTGCGTTCCCGCGGGGATCACGAAATCAATCGTCTGTGGCGTTATCGTAAACATCAAATCGGTTACAGCAGAAACGGCGGGCGCCGGGGTGTAATCGATCATCTTCGCAAGGTTCAGAACCGACTTCCGAAGGACGGCGGTCTGAATGTACGCCTCGTTTGCGATTACGTCACACCGGTAAGAAAGAGCGTCCAGAACAAACGAGACAAGCTCAAGAACCACCATGCCTTGATCGGACGGGGAGTAATCCGTCCATTCCGGCGTGAGCTGCGGAATCTTATCCACCATGTCGGACAGGAAAGAAAGCCAGTCCAGGCTGGTGTAATCGATTTGCTTCGAGAAATTTATCAGACGGCTTACGTCGAGTTCCGGCATTGTCACTCTTCCTTCTTCAGCGGTATTTTCATTTCCTCTGTATCGCGCGTGACTTTTATTCTGACATCGAGATTAATCTCGGCTTCGAGATCTTCGATGCGTGTGATTTCCACCTTCTGAAGATCGACGCGCTTTTCCCACCTGAGTATCTGCTGGCCGATGTTGTGCGTGGCGATGCGGATGCCGGGATTGGACTGCGGAGAAAAGACCAGATTGTCCGCGTCGGCCCCGAACTCCGGGCGCATGACGCGCTCGCCCCGGCGCGTGCCGATAATCTGGCGGATGCTCTCAAGGATGTGCGCAGGATTGCCCGTTTCAACTGTGCTTGAAGTTACCGACCCAAGACCATTGAAACGGAACGGAAAAGAAATGCCCCGATATCCAAGATTCATAATGACACCCCGAACATATCCTGAAGCCGCGCCGACTGCGCCTGCATGTCCGTTGCTTCCTCGATTTTCGATTGTGCTTCGGCAATTTCCCCATCGAGCTTCGACGTGTCGATCATGCTCATGGGATCGAGATTGGTGTCGATGGATGCGACAGTGTTGATCGTCTGCATAATGTCGGGATCGAGAGCGCATCCGGGAAACTGCGATTGAAAGTCTGCTATTTTATTCTGCACTTCCTGCGCCTTGGCTTTGAGCGCATCGGCTTTCTGTTTTATTTCACCGAGATTGAGGCCGCCGAGACCATCCAGTCGTCCAGCGGGCAATCCTACCCGTTGTTTAAAAGACTGTATGCCCTGAGACACGACGGATTTGGTGTCCTGGAGTTTCTGCGCCTGCCCGAGGGCTTTCTGTGCGAGTCCCATCGGCGAACTGTCGGTCGCGTCTTTCAACACATCGCCGAGTTTTGATTTCAGCTCGTCGCCGAGGAAATCCTTCAAGTTGTCAGTGCATGAACTCATACGATCACCCGATTTTTACTTTCGATGAACCCTGTCCGACTTTGCCGGACGACAGACCGTGCGAATGCGGAGCGGAACCGCCAGCCGTTTCCGTCGCGGCCGCGAGCGGGTCATCCGTTCGCGCCGCCGCCTTGCTGCCGCTTGCGATATTCACGTCGCCGGAAGACTTCGCCAGCTTGAGCGCGCCGGCGACATCCCAATCGCCGCTTCCCATGACCGAGACGTTGTGATTGCCGCCGACCGTTTCCTCACGGTTGCTCTTGCAGCCTATGTAAAGATTTTCACCGGCGAGAAGGGACAGGTCTTTCGCGGACGCGATGTAAACGTCGCCTTTTTCCGAATCCAAGAGAACCGCGCTTCCCGCGCCGTCCTGCATCAGGATGCGGCGCTTGCCGGATGTGGCGTCGAGCAGGAACCGGTTGTCCGCGGCGTCTTTCATATATATTTTTTCTTTACCGTCCTCCGACCGTATCATGATGTGCTGCCCCTTGCGGTCGGTAATCTTGATTTTCGTCTGGCCATCGGTGTCATCGAGTTCGATGCGGTGCCCGGACTTCGTTTGCCATGCATGGTTGTCGGGGACATCCCGCTTCGCATCGCCGGTTTCGGCCTCGTCCCACGGGCCGGAAGATTCCTTTTCCTTTTTATGGGTGACGTCCGCCGCTTCCGTCTTATCCTCCGGCGCTGCCCACCACACGCCGACCCAGACCGGCCTGTTTGCGTCACCTTGCTCGAACTCGAGCCATACGGACGATCCCTTCTTTGGGATGGAAAAGAACCCGGTGCCGGAATCCCCACCGTAAGGCACGCACGGGAGCGCCCAGTCCAGGACTTCATCACCGAACACCTGCGGGCACTTGCACTTCAAGCGGCCACGGTGTTCCGGGTCCTTGTTGTCCTCAACGATCCCGCGATATTTACCTACAAACGACGGCATGTCACATCTCCGAAAAGTCGTCGCCCTCGAGGGGCGTATTTTGCGTCTTCTGTTTATCTGTTTCGAACCCGCCGCTCGTTTCAGACCCGCCGCCTGAATTCCCGACCGCGTTGCGTGTGAGTTCGAGAGCGCTCTGGCATCCGTCCTGCGAGACTTTGAGCGTGTGCGTTTTCACTATCCATGCGCCGGAAAACACCGGGCCCACGCCGAGGATTGTGACCTTGTCCCCGGCATTGATCTGGGGAAATCCCCGGACGAGGGTGAGAGAGCCTTCCATCGCCTTTTCATTTTTGTAATGTTTCGCGCCCGACGCGGCGTCGAGTCCTTCCTGCGTGTCCGGCAGCGCGCCGCCGATCTCGTTGTCCTTCAGGTAGTGCGTCGTCTCGACTTCGTTTTTTCCACCGCCCGTGCCCACGCCGGAAAGAGCGCCGCTCTTGGGCGCTTTCGGAATCGTGTCTTTGCTCGACACACCATGCGGTTCGACAGGCAGCATTTCAGGATTTCCTCGCACTTGCTTTTTCGGACGGATAAAGCGTTTCGGCCTTGCCCCGGTTCACCGTGCCGCTGTCCTTGGTTCCCTGCGGTTTGGCGACGCTCGATTTGTTTTTCGTTTTGACTGTCTCTTTAGATTTGTTGTTTACCGTCGCGCCCTCGACGTCCTTGCCGGTTTCATCGCTTGCGTACCTGGGCGAGAAACTCTTCGCCGTGTGGTTCCCGATGCGGTAATCGAACACCGCGACCGGAGACTGATCATCGAGGTCGGGCGCTTTCTTGAACTGCATCGTGTTTCCCTTGACCCGGAACGTGAAGTTTTCCTTCCGCGCCATCTTGCGAAGGAAGTCCACGTCCGATTCACCGGCCTGTGATTCCTGCTCGACGATTTCCTTTGTTTCATCAACGTCCGGCGTCCAGCCGTGCTTGCCCGCGATCTTTTTTGCGATCTCCGAGCGTTTCATTTTTTTCCACGCCTTGTTCACCTGTCCCTCGTGACCCTTTTTCGATTTCGCCGAACACTCGATGGAAAGAGTCGGGAGTCCCGATTCCGGGAACTGCGGGGTGAGGCCGGACACCTCGCCGATGAATTCCTTGGTCTTTCCCATGAAATAGCCCGCGACGATGCGGACCGACATGCCTTTCGAAGCGATCTTCTGGAACTGAAAGAACGGGTCGTTCACCGTGATCGTCGCGGTATCCTTTTCTTCGATCTCATCCTTGATCTCAACGTCGGTCACAAGCGACAACTCTTCAGGCGAAAACGAATGCGAGCCGAGCGTTATCTCAAAATACGGCGACGCGAAGGATGCGGATGTGACGTTTACGACTGCCATTTCATAACTCCTGCGGAAGCGGCGGAATCCACAACTGTTTCCCGACCGGAAGATCGAGCGGGTCCACGCCCGGATTCTTGTCCACGATGTACCACCAGTAATCGGGTGTGCCGTAATACTGGTAACTGATATTGTCTATCCGGTCGGTTTCGATCACGGTGTGCAGGATGCTCCCGTCCGGTACCTCGCGGTCTATCTCCCGGAATGTGAGAGTGTTCCGAACGAAATCACGGAACCGCCTCGTGTAAACGAACACCTTTTCGAATCTGGAACCTTCGAAAACGCTCATTCTTCACCTTCCAAGGTTCTGTCGGCGTGACTGATGCATCCGCTGGCTTGTCGCGTTTTTCCACATATCAAGAACGAACGTGACCTGTGCTTTCACATAGACCGGTTCCATGCGGACGTTGAACCGCTCTTCCGTGAATTGAACCTGAGAAACATATCCTTCCCAGATGCGGGAGCCGATGCCGAGAAGCGCCCGCGGCGGCGGCACGAACTGCGCGTTCACGATGTCGTTTGTGTCCGGGTAGGTGAAGGCTTCGAGAATCGCAATCTCCCGCTGGACGCCGCCTTGTCCGGCCTTGCTTCCGATGGCGTCGAGAACAAGTTCGAACGTCACGTTGCGTTCCCCACCGCCCGTGTATTGAACGAATGCGCCCGGCGCTCCGGGCGACAGGCTCGTGTTGTATGTCGCCTGTTCCTGCCGCGAGAGTTGCGCCGGATTCACGGAAAACTCCAGGGCGACACCACCCTCTGCGGAATAGAGGAATCCCTTGTCAGGCGTCGGTATCGAGCTGATCGTGTTGCTCATGTGCGTGCCACCGCCAGACTCGGATTGAAATCATTCGAGAAACCGGCTTCGCGTTTTCGCTTCTGCATGTATTCCAGCTTTTTAACAATCAGATTTGCCAGTTCATCGACGCTCTCCCTGTCTATCTCTTTCACATTCGGAAGACTGATCGAGATATGGTTGCTCACGGTCGTCGCCGCTGGCGCTGCCGTTTGTGTGTGGCCGAGCCCGTATGCCGGGATCATGTCCGCGAACCGGACGATCTTCTGGACAGCCGGAGCCGGGGTGATGACTTCGCCCTCATGCAGTTTCGCGGAAACGCTGCCGGTTTTCGCCACATAACCGCCAGTCGCGTAGCCTTTCTCTTTGGGCGGCGCGGGAATATTTATTCCTATGTAACTAAGCGCGGTTCGAAGCCAGTCGGGAATGAGTCCGATGAGTTTCGCCCTGATACTGGCGACCGCGCCGCTGATCTGCCCCACGATGGAATTCCACACACCTGCGACGGCCTCTTTGAGACCGTTCCAGAGGCCGGTAATGAAAGTGATTACCGCCTGAACGCGGGACTGAATGCCCGTGATAACGCCAGACACCGTCGCGGATATGGAATTCCACACGGCTGCGACCGCTCCCCGGAACTGCTGCCATCGGAACTGGATGGAAGTAATCACGCCGGACACGACATTGCGGATGGTGTTCACCACCCACGACACCGCGTTCTGGATGGATTGCCAGATGAATATCACGGCCATCTTGAGCGCTTCCCACCGCATCCTGATCCAGTTCACCACCCCGTTTATCCAGTTGGAAATGGCCATGCCGATTCCCTGAAGGAACGCCATGATCTTTCCCCAGTTCTGGATAATGAGCCCGATGAGAAGCCCGATGCCGCCGGTGCAAACGCCGAGAATGAACGGCCACCATTTGATAATGAAACCTTTTAGCCACACCCACGCGCGGGAAAAGGCATCCACGACCGCCTGATAGATTCCGGCAAAGAATGTTTTTATCTTCGCCACTGCGCCCCTGATCCATTCGACGACTGCATTCCACACACGGATGACAACCGCCTTCACCTTGTCCCAGTTTTTGACGAGCAGGATGATGATGACGATGAGCGCGATGATGGCGAGAACAATCCATGTTATCGGGTTTGCGAGAAGCGCGGCGGTGAAAGCCCATGCGCCAGCAATTGCAGGGACGAGTGCCGCGGCGAAGGAACCGATGGCGGTGACAGCGCCGGTGATAAGGGACGTGGCGAACGATGCGACCGCCGCGACGGCCTGTCGGGCAAGGGAAACCGCAAACAACGCCGCCTGTTTGACCGCCGAAGCGAGAGACAGCGCGAGTTTCTTTACACCCTGCGCAGCAGAAACCACTGCGGTTTTCGCAAAGGACAACGTGTTCCGGGCTGCGGAGAGAATCGCCTGCCCGTAATAGGATGCGTAAGCCCGGGCCATCTGGAAGCTGAAATAAAGGAAGCGGACTGCCATCGCGCCGGTGCGCCACACGGTCGTCGCCGTTGAGATCACACCGCGAACGATGCGGATCGCGCCGGATATCGCCATGATTGCGAAAACAACTTTTCCAGCGACGCTTACGAACGCCATAACTGTATCTCCGTGCGCTTTCATGAATGAAGAGAATCCCGCTTTCAGTCTCTGAAGAATGGGCAGGACGATGTCCCGTATTCCCATGAAGTTGGTCGTCCAGGCTTTGTACAGCAGATACCCGATTGCGATTACCGCCGCTACGCCGGTCACGATAGGCCAGATTGCGGCAACCACACCGCCGAGCGCGCCTGCGGCCATGGGAAGAGAAGCGAGTCCGACCGACAGCATTCCGAGCGCGCCGAGAAATGTGAGAATCGCGCCGCCGACAAGGAGCAGTCCGCCGAGAGCCGCGACGATCAAAACAATCCCACGCAGCGCCCCCGGGTGTTCCTTCGACCATTTCTTGATGCCCTGAACAAACGATGAAACCGCCTTTGCCGCTTTCGTAATGTAGGGAACCAGCTGCTGGCCGAGATCGATGGCGAGAGCGACCACGGAATTCCACGCTATTTTCAATTGCGCATTCATGCCCTTGAGTGAGTTGTCATATTCCTTCTGTAACGACGTTCCTTCATTGAACGCCTTATTGGATGTATCCACGAACCGGCCAAGAAGCGACTGTTGTCCATTGACGGACTTGTTTGCTTCCACCAGTTTGAGAAGCACGTCCGTTCCGCGGGCGCCGCCGATTCCAAGATCGGTCAGCATAGATGCAACCTGAAACTTGTCGAACTTCTGTAAACCCGTAGCAAACTTCGTCAGGGCGCCGTATGCATCTTTCTCCATCAATTGCTTAAACTCGGCTGTGGAAACACCCGCGACTTTCGCGTACTCATCCGTGCGCTTCATCATCTCCATGAACATGTCCGACATGGCGGTGCCGCCGACTTCGGAACTGACGCCCATGTCCGTGAGCGCAGCGCCGATGGCTGAAATCTGCGGCATGGTCAGTCCGAGAGAAGCGCCCGCGCCGGCCATGCGGCTTGTCAGGTCGGCAATTGTCGGAGCGGTGGCGGTTGAAATGTTCGACAATTCATTCAGAACCGATCCCATGTTCTTTGCCTGCTTGATCGGAATCTTGAACTGATTGGCGATCTTGGCGAGCGCCGCGCCGCCTTCCTCTGCGGAGAATTCTGACACCGACGCGAGTTTCGCCACCGTGTCAGTGAAAGAGGACAGGTTCTCGACGCCATTGATGCCGAGCTGTCCGCCGATCTCGCCGATGTTCGCGAGTTCCTTCGCGCTGTTCGGCATCTTCGAGGACATCTCTACAAAGCGGTCACCGAGTTTTTTAATCTCCGCGTCAGTCATGCCGGATGTCTTTTGAACGCCGATCATCGCCTCCTGGAAGTCACCGGCCACTTTTATCGTCGCGGCGACGCCACCCA